TTCTGGTGCAATATCACTTGTATTTCTCCAATCTTCTTCTGGTTTAATACCCTGTTTCTGCATTTTTTCCATATTATCGTATGAATATTTTGCACTATCTCCATTATCAATCAACCATTGTGCTTCTGCAACTAACACTTGCTCAAATTGTTTTCTAAATGCATATTGGTCGCTGTATATGTTCTTTGGTGCAACTGCAATTCTATACATTTGAACTTGGAAATTTTGGTAACCTGCTTTGTAATTGATATAGTCATATATTTTCTTTGTTACTTTGTGTATAAATTCGTGTGTCTTGTTTTTTGCTGAACTTATATATTTTCTTTCTACATCAATTCCATAATAATTCAACCCTTCTTCTGTTAGAAAATATCTGTGCGTAAAAGGGTCATACACCATATATTGTGTATTGCACGGATATTCTACATTTCCACCCATAAAATCTTGTGGGTCATTATAAAATGGTATTTGTTCTGGTGTCATTTTCTCTCCTTAAAACATTTTCTTAAATGGTTTGAACTCTTTATTTGTTTCAATAGGTTTTGTCTGCACTTGTTCTACACTTTGCCCACTCAATGCTTGTGCTGGATTAAACTTTCCTTCAATTCCCTGTCTATATGGTGCATTGATTGGCACTTTGTGATTTACAAATTCGCTTGTCATCAATCTTTCTTGTGCAACTGCTGTGTCTGTTTGTGGTGTAAATTGTGATAATCTTGCCATATATTCGTTTGCAAGTTGCTCATCACTATATCTTGACCACGCACTCGCTGAACTGAAATCTTTTGCACTTGGCAAATCCATAACATTTGAGCCATTGATATATTTTAAATTGATGCCACTATTTTCTAATACTTGTGCTTCTGCTTCTGCTGTTTTATCTCTTGTGTTTTGAATAGTAAACATTGTGTTATATGTTTTACCTGTTTTCCAATTCGTTACAGGCACATTTACATTTTGTCCTATTCTAAAATTGTCATCTCCCCAATAAGCATATTGCTTCCCTGTTGGGTGATGCCCATATCCACCGAAATATAATTTCTTTCCCATCATATTCTCCAATATGCCTAAAATTTGGCGAAATTTGCCGTTTCTGGCGGTGTTTGGAGTTGCACCAAACTAAATACTCTTGCCACCATAAAACTCCCTTTTAACAGAGAGTTTTATTTTTTTTGGTTTTAAGCACTTGCCAAATCCAATCCTGTGAGTGAGAAGATTTGGGTATTGCTCTTTCCATCTTTGGTTGCTACAACCTTAATCTTTTGGTTGATGTTTGCAATTCTGGCTACAAGTATGCCATCTTCATCCAATGTTTTTTCGCCGTGAACTCCACCAACAACTTCTGCTTTGATAGTTGCTCCTTCTGTTGCTTCGCATTTAATCACAAGATAATGTCCGCTTGCTTCATCACCACTAAATGCTGATGAGTAATCTGCAACATATTTCAATGTTCCTGCGATATAGTTAGAGCCAACTACAATGTTTTCTTGAAGGTCGCTAGCATCTTTACCAAAAAGGTCGCCATCTGTGTCTAACCCTGCTCTAACGGTTAGTGCAACACTAGGGTGCAACAACTTTTGCAATTGCAAGTGCTGGGTTTACAACTCCACCACCCATAACTGCTTCGATTTGTGCGTATGAACCAAAGTAATCAATTGCGTTTACCATCCTAATTCCAAGAATATCGCAAGCAACTGCAAATGTGTCATGGTCATAGATGATATATTCGCATTTTTCTGCATCACCAGAGTTTGCTGGTGCGTTCCCTGCTACTGGAAGAACTGATGGTGTGCCACCACCGATAAGGTTTGATGTATAAACATCCATACCATACAATCTTCCAATCTTACCTGTTTTCAAAACTTCTTCGTTTGTTTCTGGCAAGAAAGCATTTCCTGATGTGTATGCATTTGCCAAGAAAAGTGTTTCCATTTCTGGACTGATGATGATAACATCTGCTGTTCCACCATTTACTCTAATTTGTTGTCTGTCTGCAAGAATATCTGCTACAAGACCTGCAAGTGTTGTGCTTGCTGTTGTGCTTGATGAACGAGATGCTCCCCCAAGCAATACACCATTTGCTGATACGGTGTCTGCAAGAAGATAACTCATCATTTGAATTTGCAATGCTTCGTTGAACTCTGCTACAACTTCTGCAACTTTATCAACTGATCTTCCAGATGCTCTCAATTCTTCAACCAAATCATAGCATTTTTCACTTCTTGAAATTGCATCTTTCTTTTGGATAAGAACAAGGCTATCTGCTGTTTCTGTGTGAACAAGGTCAAGTCCACCAGATGCAAGTGCGTTCTTTACGGTTGCTGATTGTTTACCAAGTCTGCGTGCGTAAATTTGTCCGCCTCTTTCATTGTATTTGTCTGTAAATGTTTTTCCAGCAACAAATGTGCTGTCTTTGAACAAGTTTGCCACCAAAATCTTTGAGAAAACGGTATCTACGGTTTCTGCATTATTAAATTTAAATGATTGTGGCAAAAGTGTGCTGTCTGCGTATGCCATATTTTATTCTCCTTCTTTTTTTTAATCTCTTGGGTCAATTCCTAATTGTTTCATCCTTTTTTCTTCTTCGGTTAACCCATCACCGATTTCATCAACTGACATCCCAAAGCCGTGAACTTCGTGATTTTCTTTTCTTGTCCACTCTGGAAATTCTTTTAAGATTTCGCCAACTTTGTCAAGTTCTCTAACATCGCTAACTACACTCTTAATATATTTCTTTGCTGGCTCAATTCTATCTTCACGAACATTGCTCTTGATAAGTGCAAGTTCCAACTTTGCATCATAAAGTTCGCTGTCATAATATTCTTTTTCTTCATCAACTTTTTTGCCAATTTCTTCGCTTTCTTCGTTGAGTTCTTCTTTCTTTTCATCAGCAACTTCTGGTGTTTCTGCCTTTTCTTCTTCAATCTTATCAATTTCTCTTTCATCTTCGGCTTTTTCAATATCTTCTTCAATGGCTTCTGGTTTTTCTTCTTCAACAGGTTTTTCTTCTTCCATTGGCTCTTCCTTTGGCTCTTCAACAGGTTCTTCTGCTGGTTCTTCCTTTGGCTCAACTTCTGGCTCTACTTTGCCTGCTTCTTCCAATACTTCACTTTCTTCCATTGCTTCCAATCTTTCTTCTTCCGCATCCTTATCTTCTGGGAAGTATTTTTTAAACACTTCTCTAAATCTTGGGCTGAAAAAGTCAATTCCTGTCAGTCTTGAAAGTTCCTTTTTTAATTCGTTCATTTTTCTCTCCTTTATTTATTAAAAAAGTAATTTTGGGTTTTTACGAGTTCCAACTCTCTAATTTTGGGTTTAAGATGTTCCAACTCATCAATTTTGGGTTTTATCGTGTTCCAACTCACTATGTTATAGCGAAATTATCGCTTTAAACACCATTATTTTTAATGTTCTCTTCTTTGTTGATATTCTCATCAACCATCATAATTCCCTGTCTTTCTATGCGTATTTTTTCAAGTTCGGCTTGCACTTGCTCATCACTCCAACCATCATTTAATTCACTGATTGCTGTTTCTTGTGATTTCAAACCATAAATTACTTGTTGTGCAAGAACATCTGTAATGCTCTCATAACTTGGGTTTGTATATTCGTTGAATTGAATATTGATTAAATCGCTGTAATCTATAATGTCAAGTCCTTTAATGTAATCATTTACTTGCAACCATCTATTCAAAACTTCTTTTAATGTTTTCTCCCAACCCATCAAACATACTTCACGCTTTCTCAAACTCGTCTTTTCTCTTGCATCTTGGCTTTCTGCACTTGAATTTATGCTTTCCAATCCTGTCAATCCAAGAGTTGTTGGTGCAAGTCCTGCCTTATTGATTGCTATGCTCATAAGATTTTGGATAATTCTTGTGTATGCTTCCCAATAAATCTGTGCTTGCTCTGTCTTAATAAGATTTCCGCTTTCACCCGGTGTTGAACTGCCACGAGTTGTTATAATTGTTTTCTTAAATGGGTCATATCTTAATGCTTTGCCATTTTCATCTTGTGGTATCAATTCTTCACTTACATATGTTTTTACGCCACCTTTACGGACTGCATCTGCCATATCACTTGCAGTTTCTGTGAGTGCATCTTCAATAGGAAATAACCCCTGAATATCTGGCACTCCCCTTTCGCCTTTATACAGCATATTGTTGCTTTCGTTTTGCTTGTATATAATCAACCAATCTTTAAATGGAAATCTTTGTGCTTCCAATTTCAAATCACCATCAAATTTGCTTCTGCACTCTTTGATAAGATTTTCATCATCTTTGGCAACCCACTTTCCATCTTTACGGAAGCGGTAGGTTATACATACAAATCCATCTGCATCTTTGTAATGAATTTCACATAACTCTACGCCTGCATCTTCATTGCTTACTTCTTTAACAATAAAACTCTTTACTTTGCCACGAGAATAGTTTACTTCCAAATGTTGTGGTTGTATCAAATCAATAATTGGATATTCACTTACTTCTGGACAATAACTCACTCTGTATGCAAAGTCACCAATTCCACTTTCCCAATAAGCACCTTCAACAAACTTCTTTTCCAACTCTGCTATATCTTTAACTCTGTTGATTGCTTCATCTATTTGTGGTATATCGCTTTTGCAAGTAAATCCATTTGATGCAATTAAATTGACTTTACCCTGAACAATCATTGGTATCAATCCAACATACACAAATGCTTGCCCTTGCTCATAATGTCCTAAGAAGGTGTCTGCAACTTCCATTGTTAACCATTGGTCTTTGAAATACTTTGGCACTCCAACTTGAAAAAATCTGCGAATAACAGATGCATCATTGCTCAACAATGCCAAATTCATAGCCATATTAAATTTATACACATTTGGCGACCTAAGGTCATCTATCATTTCTTTTTCTTTCAAATCAAAATTGTATCTTGCCATTTTCTATTCCTTTTTTACCAACCCATCATCAAATGGTTGTGGTTTTGTGTTTCTCATTTTTTTATAGTTTTTGATTTTTTCTTCACTCTTTAATTCTTTTATAGTTTCTGTTTCTATATCAATCGGCTCATCGTGAAAGTGTCTA